AAGATAGTTCTATCACCTTGTTTTAGTTTAGTAGTCATACCACCACCTTTGCCTTTTACTTGGATAGTACCTATCTTGTAATTAGCAAAGAATACCGCGTCGCTATGTTCTATTACCAAGTCAGCTGCTTTTCTGTGCAACTTAATTTGGTGTCTATCATGCGGTTCGCTTGATGGATCTTCATACCTTCTCACTTCATTGTGTGCAATTTGTAAGATAGTAAAACCTTTATCTCTTAATTGGTTTAGTAAAGCTAAGTACTCCTTCCATACCTCTATACATGCGCTGTAACCTTTTCCGTAGGCTGGTGCAGATATATCTGGCCAACCATTCTTTTCACAGACATGTTCGTGCATCAATGTTTCTAACCAATCTAAACTATCTACTACTACAGTTTTAAATTCAGATTCATCATCAATCAATGCTTTAAGATTGCTTTGAAACTCGTTGTAAGATTTAGCCACTGGAAAATGTGGACACTCAATCTTACCGATACCATCTTCAGCTTGTACTATGATTGGTTTGTTCATAGTCGCGCCAAAGGTTGTCTTACCAATACCACCAGGTCCATAAATAACCATGATTGGTGGTTTTAGTTTTGCGATCTGTCTTATATTAGCTAGACTCACTCAGCCACCTCTATCTTTGGTTCGCTCTCTAGCGATTCTTTTAATCTTTTAGAGTATTCTGCTCTTAGTATGTCTAACTTCTCTACTTCAAAATTAGCGTTGGCAACAAAATCATTCTTTTGTTTTTCAACAACTGCCAATTTATTATAGGATAGCTTTTGCTCATCATTTAGATCATCAAAGCTATACTCTGTACCACCATCTTCAAAGCTGAAGGTTGGATTTGTATTTTCTTCTACCATTTTAGTCTCCCTTTTGGTTTTGTTTATATGTATCACATACATCTTTAGCATTACACCAACGGCATCCGTCTTTACTATAGTTATATGTGGGTATTTCTTCATAGCAAGCATCTGCTGCTGGCTTTAAAGTTTCATAGGCCCAATCAACTAAGTTAATAGCTGATATGGAATATGATCTAATAGGACCATCTTTGTGCCAACCCCTTGGTTGTACGATAGTCATTTGAACTGTGCAGTCATCACCGTATCTAGTCAATGCACCTAACGCATAGATACGCATCTGTGGGTTGTCTGCTTCAACCGCCCACTTACCTGTTTTTAAATCTATTATTTCTATGGTGTCTTTACCAATAAGAATGGCATCTGCTGTACCCCAAAGATCTGTATGTATCTCTGGCATGTTTACCTTTTCTTCAATCAAAGGTCTTTTAATGTCTAACTCTTGTACTCTTTTGTCTATGTATTCTACATAATCATTAGCACAATCAATCATCTCTTGATCTACTGTGATGTCAAAGTCTTCTACATGGTGTGTAGTACCTAGATAGTATTCTTCTATGGTTAGATTATTTAATCTACCTTTAAGTAGTGTCTCTACCATTTCGTGAATCAATGTACCAGTAGCAGCGGGGATTCCCACCTTGTATTCTACATCCATACTTGCAAGTAATTGTGGCATACCTGGACATGCCATCCATATCTTTGCAGATGACGGACTTAACTTAGCGTGTGCCATTTACAGAAATATAAGAATCGTTTTCCATTCTTTTAACATCATCAAGATCGTATTTAATCTTGCCACCAATTTTAAAATAGCTAGGGCCTTGACCTCTGTACCTTCTATTATCAATTGTTTTCTTGCTGACTCCCCAACGCTTTGCTAGTTCGCCAACTTCTATGGTGTTTGATATGTCAAAATTCTTTTCTAATATTTCCATAAATTTCCCTTTTATTAATATTTTTGTTTATAATATACCAATATTACTAATTTACAAGTAGTATTTAAATAAAAAAGTGGAGAAATTTTATGAATAAAACTGTATATGCACATATGAACACAGGCAATGAAAAGGATTGGGATCAAGCAATAGATAGGCTTGCTACTAACAACCAAGTGGCTGGAACGCATTATAAGCAATCCAGAATACAGCCGATAGATTATATATACGCTAACAATTTGTCATATAACCTTGGTAGTTGTCTTAAATACATAACCAGAAGTAAAGGCGAGAAGAGTGATAGAGTGACTGACTTACTAAAAGCTAAACACTTTATAGATCTTGAATTACAAATGGTACATGGTGTAGACGATAAGGGTAATGACATCGGTAAATATTCAGTAGAAGTTTCTCTTGATTAACGAGGTAACTATGAACTTATATGAGTTTGATGATCCAATTCTTAAAGAAAGAAACGGAAGAAAACCAATATATGTAAACAAACATCTTGCTAGAAAGTTTAAGGATTTTTGTAAGAATGAACAGAAACAACCACATGAAGTGGCTGAGTATCTAATATCTTTAGGTATAAACTCTGTAACACATTACAAAGATCCTATGGTGTCTGTTGACATTGAAGCTCTTTAAATAGGTTTTCTACATTTTTTAGCGAGTCAATCGCTTGGATATCTTTGTCTTCAACAGATACTTGCTTCCTACCATCTGGAAAGAAAAACATTACCTTCTGGCAATTTAACGCAACCAAAGCATAGACATCTATATCACCTTTATTATAAAACCTATTTTTAGAATGAGATCCACATCTAAGATCAAACCTCCAACTCTTTCTAGCTTTCTCTATTTGCTTTTGTGTTTTGACCTGGCACTTGTAAAGAGTTTGGCCAACCTCAAAGATGATGTCGGCTTTAGAACCATGTGGCATAACAGTAACGGTGTCAGAAAAAGCAGAAAGCACCGAGGCTACTAAATATTCTCCAGATCGGCCAACTCTTTCTGATTGGCGGGACATTTGGCTAATTCAGTAAGCTGTTTAAATACTCCAACCTTTGTAAATCTTCTGGAGACATTTGCTCTTCCTGTTCTCTACCTATTGCAGAACCAAGTCTTGATGCCCTTGCTGTTGGTAATATAGTTTGAGGAGGAATTGCACCAAATGCTCTTCTTGTTTGTCCTGCTTTCAGTGCGGCTTCACCCATAAGCCTGGGCGATTGAAATGGTAGGGTTGCTAATAATGTAGGCTCAAAAAATGATGCTATGGCTGTTCCAGAGCCAACTGCACCCTGTAAACCTCTTGGTCGGAACTCACTTAAAGCTTGTCCAGCGAGATCTGGTAAAAGATCTGGATCTAATTTATTTAACATATCCAATCTATTGCCATAAGATGTGTTGACATTATTTCTCATCGTTGACTGTAATTTTCTTAAAGTAGTTCCAGCTGCACCTTTTTTATTTAATGACAATTCTTTTGCTAGTTGTATTTCTAAGTTTAACGCCTCTTCATAAGGCCTCATAACATCTGCATATCCTGGTACTTGATCTAAAATTTCATTTTTTACTTTAGATCTTATGTCTGCAACAATTCTTTGCTCACCCTTTGCTTTTGCTTGTAATGGATATAAATCGTCTATTTTTCTTTTTAATATATCTAAACCTTCTGCAGTATGGGTTTTTGGATTTGATGCAAACTCATCAACAACATTTTTTACATCTTGTAATTTTTTGATTGTAGGAGTGTCGTATTTTGGTATGCCTTCATAAAAAGAATCAGCGAAAAGCTCGCTCATTTGTTTTTGTATTGGTGCAAAGTCTATGGGTTGTTCCGCAAGCTTCAATCCTTTTATACCACTTGTATATTCAGCAGCTCTTTGAGATCCCATGTCTTTTAAAGCAACAAATGCTCTATCAACAACATCCAATTGCCCTGTATCTTCTCGCATGTTTCTTATAAATCTTTCTTGAGCAGATCCGCCTATTGCACCAGCTTTAAAAGCTTGGCCTATCGCTTCTGATCCCACGCCAGTTGTTAATCCTAAAGTTTCTTTTGCTGCGGTGCTTACAGGGCTAGCAACCTTTTGTGCGCCTTTTAATGATAATCTTACTGGATCTATGGCTTGTCCAACCTTACCAACCTTTTCTGCTATAGCAGCTAATTTTGGTGCTTTTGCTGCAATAGTAGCTCCACCTGTTAATACAACTGATGCGTCAGCTAAAAAACCAGCAGGATCTTTAGCAAAAGTTTGTTTTATATTTTCTAAACCACCATATCTATTTGCAAAGTATTGACCTACAGCCCTGGCTGTTTTTTCATCTTTTTGCTCTCCAGGTATGGCTAATTCAACTATTCCTTTTCCTAACGCATAAACTGATTTTGCTGTTGTTATGGGTTGTAATAATGGGGTTACTATATCTTTACCAAGTTGTAATGTGCTTCCTGGTAAATTTTGTATAGCCTGTTTTAAGATTGGTTGCTCAACTCTAGGTGCTGTAGCGACAACCTCTTCAACCTCCTGTACTTTTAAAAGATCATCATATAAAGACATTTATATTATCGTCCTCCGCTTTCTTGTTCTTTTAATAGTTTTGCATATCTTAAAATAGACTGTTTTTCCTCTGTAGTAGGAGCTTCTTTATATCTATTAAGCACTTCTTCGCTTGTCATAGATTTATATTCATCAAACAATACTGAATCCAGGATGCTATCAAAAGTTACATCATCTTTTTCATAGCCTTTTAATGTTCCTTTGTCCATCCAATAAGCAAGTTGGTTATCTTTACTTTGTTTAATTGATTTTAATTTCGCGCTAAGTCTTTGTAGCCTGGGAATGTTTAACTCTTCTGGAAGATTTTGGTTAAAGGACGCTCTTATAAGTCTATTAGCTTCTCTTTCGGTAAACTGTGCGCCTAGTGTCTCTCTCAAAGATTGAAATGTTATATCACTAATCTCATCCAGGAACCCAACTGCTTTAGGTGCTAATACGGGTTTGAGAGCCTCTGGAATAAAAGTAAACCCAGGGCCAGATACATTTTCCTCACCAGCATATAACCTGTTAATTTTATTATCCAAGTTGGCTAAATTTGCATCTA